CTGAGGGTAAATCGCCGCGAAAGACTGCATTGAGGGACTATTGAACCCCATAGGCAAGCCACCGCCCTGCTGGGCCTGTTTGAACGCCTCTGCGGCCTTCTGTCGGGCTTGGTGCTGCTGTAGCGCCTGCATCGCCGCTGGGGCCTGCCTTGGGCCTCCGCCATTGTCCCGCAATGCCCCGAATGCGTCATTCATATGCGCAAGCTGCAGAGCGCTCTTAGGTGTTCCGTCGAATATGCCCATCAGAAAGCTCCAAATAAGCTAGTAACGCCCTGACCAATCTTGCCGATTGTATCCAGCGGCGACGCCTTGTTCGTGGATGCGGTCCCCAACTGCCCAAACGGCAAGAAGAAGTTAGCCGCCGCGTTGAGGTTGTTCACATCAAAGTTCTGGCGGTTTTGCTTGTGCTGGTCCTTGAACTGGCCAAGGCCAAACAATGACTGCGCGTCCCGATACTGCGCATCCCCGATTGTCGGGGCTAACCCGATGCCCTCAAGCTGCTGCTGGTTTTGTCTTAGGAATTGGTCGAAGCCCCTATCTTGTTCAACGTTATACTGGTTCATGTCAACGTTGCGCTCGTTAACGTCGAACCCGACGCGGCGGCTGTCGTTTATATTGAACTGATCAGCTTCCAGACCGGCAGACGCCAGACCATAGTTCAGGTCGCGCTCTTGCTCCCGGTTGAATTGGTCGCGGTTAACGTCTTCGTTCCGGTTGATTTGCTGGTATTCATACGGGGCCAAAGCTGACGCCATCGCCCGACCCGCTGCGGATTGCGCCATGGTAGACTTGGAAAACCCGCCCGTTCCGAACATCCCCGCAATTTGCGGCAAGGTTTCCGCCATGATGTTCTGACGCACCGCGTCAATCCCGCCGTTCGGGTCAACGCTGCCATATGACGATGGCCCATCGGGCAAGCGGCTAGATACATCGAAACTGCCCGGACCCTGCACCCCGCCTGGGTTCAGTGATGAATACCCGGCCTCACCGCCAAATCGAGGCCCACCCAAGAAGGCTGAGAGGTTGTCAGCCGCCTGACCGCCCACGCTGCCCCCCCTGCCAAGGGAAGCAAGGCTAGACATACCGGCGCGGGTCGTGGTCCCCAGCGTTGGCCTGACGCCGCCCAGCGTGCCATCTTCAAACATACCCCCAGCGGACGACATGATGTCCTTGAGATATGGCTGCGCAGCCTTCCATGGCTCTGTCTTCGAACTGGATTTTCCAGCGCCGCCAATGACTTTTTTAACTAGTCCAAGGACCATGATTTTTCTCCACAACAAAGCGAGCCGCAGATGCAGCTTGCGGTTGGTTCAGTTTTCTTTGTTAAGAGGCGGGCTAGTCACGACGTTGACCCCGGAAAAAGCGGATTACGCCCCCGAATACGTTTATGTCGTCATTCGTAGAGAACGCCCGCAGGAACGCGCCGGGGCTTAACACGACGCCATGAGCTGCCGTTAGAGAGATTGTTTCATAACCGGATATGGCGGTCCTGAATATGCTATTCGAAGCCGTTGCGCTCCCGCCATCCTCGACAATGTGGAGAACGAGCGTATCGCTGACGGAAGCATCGGTATTAAGTGCCGAAAGAGCTTGAATTTCCCAATATTCGTCATCAGGCACGGTGAACAAATTCACCCCAGTGCTTAGAATGACGGTCGCCGGGATAGGGAAGCGGGAACTAGTCGGCTCCAGATATGTGTCATCAGACCCCGCTAGGTCGAATCCCGCAGGGGCTACAAATTCACCCGGAATTTTCATCGCTTGCCCGCCCTACTGGCGTCCACGACAACGCCCGATAAGTCTGACCAATCCTCACCAGCCGGGAACTTCACGCTGAGCGCGATGGCCCGCCCGTCAGCCCTAACATCAGCGATCCCCGTTGACGATTCTTCCGCCGCATAAGCGCTAAACGATCCGGCGTCTCGCAGCCGCTCTTTTGCGGACAGGGCGACCGTTGCGCCGGAACCCACATATTGCGGTTCAACCTCATCAACGAAAGCGCGTTCGCCCGCGTTTGCGATGTGGCCGGTTGTGAGGGTGGCCTCCAGTGTGTCGCCAGTCATTGGCCCGTAATACAGGGTACCGCTATTGGGCGCGATTGCCACAAGCGAACCGCCATTGTCTTCATGGTGATACGGCCCCGGAATCAAGAAGTGATATTCGCCCTCAAAATAAGAGAACTCTTGCGTGTCTATATTCATACATAAGAATTTATGCGTGTCATCGCCCACAGCCGAAGACCAGATAATGCGGCGGCGCGGATGGTCGAAAACTACATTGCGATTACTGCCCAGAAGCACGGGCGCAGAAAAGTTCTCGTTAAGCCAATCATTGACAATACCTGACCCGATATCCTCAACGGATTGTCCGTTAGTTCGCGCGATGTACAGATTGCCAGACCGTCGTCCAGTCTGGGAATGCGAGCCTGTAACGCCCATAAAATATGTGATGCCATTTACTTCAACATGCGTGTTCTTTAGGGCACCATAGCGATAAGAAATAGTGCGCACATCCCAAACCTTCGGGGGTCCAACATAGGTTAGGCGAGAAACCCCGAATTCCTGAAAGATGTAGTTGACTACCCCGCCCTGTATGCCCGTAATCTCGCCCAACTCGGGCCTGTTGACCTCGGCCTCGCCCGCCTGCGTTACTTCGCTGATAGTCCAGTCTTCCGGCAAGTTGAAGCCAGACCACTTAATCTCGTCTAGAAAACCAGTCATTATAAAGTTATTGACACGGGCCGCTGATGTTGCGCCGAATTGCGTCGTTGCAGATGTTGCCGCAAACGCGGCCCCGTTGGTTGACTTGTATTGAGCCGACCCGCGCGCGTGATAATAAACGGAACCGTTGAAATTAACAAAATCCGAAGAGGGTTGGCCCTGGGAACCAATATTCAGTACGTTAGGCGATGCCGAAGCTTGAGGCTCAATCGCCAGTAGTCCGCTGTCGCCATACCGAAAGCAATATGAAGGCACGCCACTCGCCCCGGAAAAGCTGCCCCCGCCGATAATATCGGTGGAATCAGATAGGGTTAAGTCATCAGACATATCCCCGCCTGGAAACTCAATGTCCGTTTGCGGTTGATAAGCCCCATTGAGGCGGTAGACGTTTTTGGCCTCCACCAAGCCCGGATTGTTCAGATCCGGCTGATCTGGAAGCCACTGGCGAAAGGGGATTTCCAACTCAGGCATTTACGCAACGCCCCGCTGCGGAGGCATGACCGCCGCAGACTCAGTGCCGTAGCGCGCCCGCGCCGTGGTCGCTTCTGCCTGTGTGACGGCTTCCTCGAACAGACCCGACCAATGCTGCATTCGTTCAATATCGCGAGTGAGTGCCGTCCAGTGCTTCAGCGCGCCGTAGAGATACACGTTGTAATGGTTGGTCAGGACGTCATTCGTGTCACCGTCGGCGGACAGCGCGGCTAGACGGTTAATGGTGCGGTGGGATATCGTATAATCTTGATCCGGGGTTGGGTTGAAGGCAATGAAACCATCTGTGATAACGGCCTCGACAGGGCGACCGGAAGAATCCAGAGACCCCACTAAATCAAACTCATTCGTCAGGATAATGGGGGTGGTTATCCCGCCAGCCGTCGCCCTGAGATTTATGGTTTCTAGCACATCCGCCGATATGGCGTAGGATGACGTCCCCGTTGTAGCGGAAATCGTCGTTGAAACCTCCATATCGACCAGGCGCAGCCGGGCGTTAAGTTCGGACGTCAGAGCGGTGTAGGCATAATCTGCGACAGTCCGCGCCGCGATCTCGTTGACGTCCGTCTTGAGGTCTAGGAAGGTCGCCACTTATTCAACCATCCAGTGCGTCTTTATCGTGCCGGCCCCTGAAACCTGAAGGGCGTGAACAAACGCGCCGTGGGGAATTGCGAAATATTCAGTGTCCCCGGCCACCATATAGACGTCCGCCGTCGTCGCATCATCGCCTGTCGCGCCGAAACGAACATAAGCGTCCGCGGTAAGGCACTTGATGCGAACTTCACGCACCCCGATAGGGGCGGCGTTTACGGCCTTATCCGACGTGCCGGATGTCGTGATTGATTGCCCACCGCCGGGGAGTGGCAGTAGTGTTGTGGATGTTGCCATGATGCTATCTCCTAGCGGCTAGCTTGCCTGATGTGCGCTTCATCGCGTCCTCATGCCGGATGTCGGACATGAGGCGGCGTTCTTCGTCGGCGTACATCGAAGCCGCCGCCGGGTCTTTTGCGTATTTCTTGAAAATCTGGCCCGCAACAATTGCCTCCACCAGATCAGGGTACTCATCAAAATATGCGCATTCGCTCGTGATACTTGTGGGTATCACGGGCTTAATGACGCCATCACCTTGAACGGTGTAAACCGTGGACGGAACCGGCCACAATCCGATGCGGTTGGCCCAAACGGTGTAGACCGTAGGATATCCGCCCGAAGAATTGCCCTCGGATAACCTTTGGAACCGGTCGAACGACACGAAATCAAGCCCGTCATCTATTCCACCGGCCCCCGGCGTGGCCATCAGATACTTAATCTTGATGATATTTCGGACCGACATCGACGCGCTGTCATTCGTTCCCACCGCCGGGACCGCAGACGACAGGTCAACCGACGTATACCATTGCTGGTCAGCGACGGTCACAAATGAGAATTCAGCGACCTCGCTAACATGCAGGTTTTCACGGGACAGCTTTTCGCAAGCCCTCACAATTTCGCGCTCTATTTCAGCAAAGTGCGCATTGCTTCCAATCATCCGCACCACATTGCCGCGAATGTCGCTAAGCGTTGTCATTTCACAGCTTTCTTAGGCGGACGCCCACGCTTTTTCTTTGGCTCAACAGGGGCGGGCTTCTCAGCCTTATCCTGTGCGTTGCGGGCCAATTCCTCAGCCCGCAACTTCATCGCTTGGCGGCGGCGCAATTACTTGCCCTTACCGCTTTTGCCGCCAACGACTTCTTTTGGCGGTTTGCTGTTCTTCTGCATCATCAAGCTCCTGAGTTATCAACGATGTAGGAAATCCACGCGACCGCAGCGCCTGCCGTTGCAGCCGTACCCGTGAGGGCCGGTGTAACGACGATTTCAGCGCCTTCAGGAAACGTGTTGTCAGCAGCCGTGGCGAGTTCATCGGCGGCGATGACGCCAGCGGTGCCCAATGCCAGGTCGGTTGCAAACTCGTCGGTGTCGTCCGCCGTGCCGTCGCCAGCATTGCGAAAGCCGATATCGCAGACGTTAGTCGTGCCCGCGTTGAATGCAGTCGTGACATTCACAGCGCCGTCGATCACCGATGCGCCCGAAGGAAGCCAGCCCATGGAAAGGGTCGTCCCGTCGTCACCGAAAACGACTTCCTTACGGAGAAAATGCACCAGATCCTGATGGAACTGCTTGCCGGAATTGATACCAGTCATATCAGGCCCTCCTTAAGCTGCTGTTGGCTGCGCGGCGTAGGTCGAAACGACCAGCGATGCGAAGTCTTCGGCATTGGTGGATGAATCATCGGCGGGGATGTATTTGGTTTTCTTCAAACCAAAGATTGAACCAGCAGCACACCCGAAGCGATTGCCGTAGTCAAACAGCTCCTCGTTCCATGTATACTTAGAAGGTCCGCTATCGCCGCCGAATGCGATTGTTGCCGCCTGCGCGCCGCACAGAACAGCACGCTTGGTATTGGAAACCGCTGCGCCGGTTGACGAGTGAACGCCGTTAGTGACGCGCGACCACTTGTGCAGGACAACCCCATTGTGAACGCCGAGAGCGCCCGTAAATATTGGGTTATTCTTCACGTCGCCGCCCTGCATCGCAGCCTTCTGGATCGCATCCCATTGCGTTGACTGCCGCAAATCGTGGACCTGGTAGTCATGCAGGAACATGGTGTACATCGGCTCGCCACCGACCATGAACGGGCGGATCACCGGGCCAGTGTTGTTCTCGATTGAGAAGTTCTCTGCCCGAACACGCGCGATGTCGATCAGCTCAAGCGTCATCGTGTCGGAAGACGTGAGGCTCTGGTCATCGGATTGACCGCCCGCGATGATGATGCGGTTTGTCGATGGTGCAATGGTCGCGTTATTGCCGGTGTATTTCGTATCCGTCTGTGCGGTGTTGCCGCAAATCTGGTTAGCGAAAGAATCATCCATCCGGCGCGCGAACCAATCAGCTAGAAGGTTCTTGCCCTTCTTCCGCAGATTGTACGGAACGCGCTGTTCGGTCATCTTGCCGTCAACGCCGACAGCATTGCGAAGCTGGTCCACGACAATCTTGTCGTCAAGGAACTGCATAGCTTCTTCGTTGCCCTCAAGCGTGGCGTCGCCTTGAACGCCTTCGCCCTGAAGCTGCTGAACGAGGCCGCAAGTGATGTTGTCACCGGCGGATTTTTTCAGGTCAACCTTCTCCTGGATCAGCGAGTCATCGTCTTTGCCGATGAATTTGCCGATGAACGTGCGGCGGAATGCTTCCGTAGCGAGTTCTTTGCTCCAAATGGAGACTGCGAGAGGATGATTGACCCCGAATTGTGTCTTAGCCATTTGACTAGACCTCCAATTATATGGGTTAATTTGTCAGTGATCCTTTCACGCCGATCAGGCGAAGGCCGTTAACGGACGGCAGGCCGAAGGCTGATTAGGTCAGCCAATCCCCCGATTATCCGCCGAGAGCGCGCGCAACGTCGTCAGGACGCTCCGCCTGCAACTTGGCATAGGCTTCGTCCCCGAGGCCCGCCAAGTAGTCCAATGTGATTTCAGCCGCGCCGGAAGCGCCGGGGGCTGCGGTCAGTGTTTGTGTGGCCTGCTGGGCGCTAGCCAACGCTGCGACCTTGGCCGCTTCAGTCTGAACGGGAGCAGGTTCTGGGGCCTTTGGCGTATATCCGTAGGATTGCCCGATACGATAGAAAATGTCAGCGGGGCTTTGTCCGCTTTCCACTGCCTGCCGCGCTACGCTAATGCGTTCGTTTTGCACCTCTTGGCGGATATCAGCCTCCGCCGCTGTCGGAAACAGCATTGAAAGCACCTTAACGCGGGATTCAATAGCGTGTTCAACGGCCTGTTGATAATCCGGCTTCTGGGCCATGAACCTCTGCTCATCAGCGCCAACCGCTGCACTCAATCTCTGGAACTCCGCCGCCTGTTGCTGTTCCGCCTGCATTTTCTGCAAGGCCTCCATCGGGGCCTGTGCCTGCTTTACCACCCAGGCATCATAAGCTTCTTTATCTATAATTGGGTCCGGGGCGGGTTCTGGCTCTGGCTGCGGTTGCGCGGCCTCAAGGGCGTCAAGCCTCTCCTGTAGCTGCGCAACAGCGGCCTCTGCGCTCTGCGCCCGCATCCGTTCTGCGTGCATTGCCCCATGCGGGACAAACCCTGCGGGGGGCTTCCCGTCTGCCTCGGCGGCCCTCTCAGGCTCTCCATCAGGTTCAGACGCCTCATGGCCCTCGGAATCGGCGGGTTCGGCTTCAGCGGCCACCTGTTCCCGCTCTGGCGCAGGTTCCGGGGTCGGCTCTGGGGCCGGGGTGGGTTCAGCAGTCTCAATGCCTTCGCCTGTGTCGGCTTTCATGGCCTCCATCGCTTCAGTTTCTTCAGGCGTGAACGCCTCAAGGTCAGTATCACTCATATCTGTCTCGCTAGATTGCGTTGCCGGATTACGCTCCGGTCAGCGAAGCCCCAAACTGCTGGGGAATTGCTCTTGCGGCCTCAATCTGGAGACGAGGCCCAGCCAATTGCGCTTCTCGCTGGATTTCAGCCGTCCGCGCCGCGTCTAGCTGGGCGTTCGACATGTTCTCAGCTATTTCGGATTCTTCCTTCTTGATCGCCAATTGCGCCATCATTTCCTGCATAGGGTCAGGGGGCGCTTTGCCAGCTTTCTCAGCCTCTGCCCGCATCTTCTCAACCAAAGACCTAGGGAGCGGCGAATGCTCAAAAATATCCATCCAAAGGTCCATGGACAGGCCCGCATTCTGCAGCATTGGCATAAGCTGCTGGATGAATTGCCACGTCTGCTCTTTTTGGTTCGGCGCGGTCGGCGCATCGTCAACGATGATGTCGTATTTCACCTGGTCGCCGTCAATGCTAAGCGGCTCGTAAGTCGGTTCGCCGTCCTTGATCAACCGAACAAGGCGACCGGTCGGCGCGATGTGCTTAACCAAGAAATACAGCACGACAGCGCCTTGCTCTTTCCGGTATTGCCGCAGCGCATCGAACGCCCCCGCCAGCGTGGTCATTGCGGACTGACGGCGCTGGTACTCCAGAACGCCGGGCTGGTTGGCCTCACGCATCCCCAGAATCTCAAGGTTGACGCCTGAGACGTCCCGGATCGAAGAGATTGAGAAGTCCATTAGCTGCATGATGGCCGCCGGGAAGTCGGGCATTCCCTTCTCGCGGACCTTGTTTAGCCCGCCCGGCTTGAGCAGGCTTACACTATCGGACGCGGCCCAGCTTTCCTCGAATTTTGAAATGTCAGAAACCGCGTCGCTTTCGATCATTACGCCGCCTTTGGCGTTTGTGTCGATGATACGCAGGATCTGCGAAAGAGACTTATTTGCGAACATTTGGGGTGATTTCATCACCTCCATGATACCGAACCAACGCTTTTTCTTGCGGTTGTAGTTACCAGTGATGAATTTGATCGTGCTGGCGTCCTTGCAAGGGTAAGTAATCTCGCCCAAAAGACGCTCGCCAATGAACGCCTGGCGCCAAACCTTTTTCGTTGTCTGCCTGTTTGGGATATTCATGTTCGGGGCCAGCTTCGAAAGGCGGTCAAACTTGTCTTTCGCCATCTCCTTCCGCTCGCCCGTCATGGGGTCGGCATATTCAACAGACTTCTCACGCTCACACCACTGAACTTGAACGATGCAAACGGTGTCCGGGTTTGGGTCGTCCATTTCGCCCTTGTCACTGCCCGCGTATTGGTCGCCGGACTTATTGTGATGGACTTGGCCGCCCTCGGTCGCCTCCGCGCCAAGCCAAGACGCATTCAGGTCCTTGGCATTAGCGGAAGGAAAGCGTGCCTCAGCCTCGGCGCGCGGCAGAAACAGAACCACGCCCACGCGCTGCGCGTCCTTTAGGCATTTACGATGCGCGGCCCTGTCCCAAAACGTCGTGATGGGGTCCAAGCGGGTGATAGTCGGCTCGCCCTCTGAGTCCACTTCGAAATCAAGGGACGTCTCAGTCGATCCAATCCCGCAGATAAGGGAATCCATGAAGCTCTGGCTGTCTTCTTCCTCCGCCTGCGCCGTATCCCGGAACCATTCGGCCCCTGCGGTCAGCGCTTCGTTCACCTTGGCGTCACCTATGGTGCGAGGAATGTACCGCACCTCAGTCCGGTTGTTTATTTCCGTCCCGGCTATGGCGTGAATTATAGGTGAAACGCGGTTGAATACGAGGGGGACCCGATTGTCTTCCTCCATCTCAATGCGGGCCTTTTCTTCCCACTGGTCACCCATCATGAAGTCATAATTATCCCGCGCTTCATCTCGCCAAGCGCCGTGGAAATCCCAATCCGCCTTTATTTCGCGCTTAAGGTCCTCGATTTTCATCAAGCGGCCCACGCGGAACGGCGGCGGCGGGGTTTGTAAACCTTTTCAGCCGGGGCGTTGTAGTTAGTTGAGAAGGTCATAAAAGCGTCAGCCCCGTTGCTGTTGACGTCGTGGAGAGGTCGGTTCTTAAACACGCCGCGCCGCTCGTCCCATTCTTTTCGATAATGGCGAAGCCGCTTTAGACCCAAGCCGCAGGCCGCTTCGTCGAAGTCGCAATCGGAGAACACATTGCGCGCCGCCTCCACTGCGTCCCACTTGTCTCGCACCCTGCCAACGATGACCGGCTGAAAGCCTAGATCGTCCATGACGCCAACGCGCCCATTCTCTAAAAACAGGTCGTCCCGGTCGCCGTCATGCGGCAGGAAATGGGCATCGAATTTTGCGTCGTTGACCTTGGCCCATTCTTTGAGCCAATTGATGTAATGCGCGATATATTCGCCGCTGTTTTCGTAGTAGCCAACAAACCGGTTACGGCTCTTGATGCGCTGGTGCAACCAAATGGCGTTGTTATCGTTCCGCCCCAGATCCCAGAAGCTACTGACCGGGTAGCGCGGGTCGTGGGGGAACGTCCCGATTCTTTGATGCTTCGCCGAATGCGCAAGTTGCGTGGAGAAGATTGCACCCTCAATCGCCTGCTCAAACGCTTCGTCCGGGGTCGCGGGGTATTCCCGCCGCATGTCCCCGCCCTGATCCTTTTCCGTTAGAACCCACCAAGCCTTTTGACCGTCTGTTAGCTCGATTCCCTCAACCGCCAGATCCTCAAAGTACCGCTTATCCTCGTCAGTGATGACAGCGAATTCCGGCGGGGCAGTATATTCTTCCTGCTTCCACCACGGGAAGAAATGAAACTTCCATTCCCGCCTGCTGGTTGGCTCGCGTTCACGGGCCGTCTGAACCATTTCGAAAAACCGGCCCTCTTGCCCCTCGGCGGTGCTCTCTATCGTTACACAGCCGCGCTCTGCGGCGGGCAGTGACCCCGTTACGATTTCGCGGGCCTTGTCCGGGTGCTTAGCGCATATCTTGCCAAATTCCGAGATGTGCAGCCGCTGGAATGTCCCTGAGCGCGCGGATGTCGTGACGCTAATCGAACTACCATTCGAAAAATGCAACGTGTCGGCGCTGTCCTTCACCAACGCCAGCCGCGCCTTGAGCGGGTCGGGCAAGTTGTCGTAAGGATATTTTACCTTCGTCTCAAAGATACCTTTTGCATCATCCAGCTTGTGGGCGATAATGGCCGCGCGCCAATCCTTATTGAACAGGCATTCATCAAGCCCGACAATGCAACACAGCGTGGTAAAGCCCATCTGCCTGGCCTTCAGAATGATATCCTTGCCGTGCATCGAATTGATCAGCGTTAGCTGGGCGTCGTTTGGCGTAAAGCGCACCTTCTGCCCGCCCTTATCGACGATCCAGTAAAGGTTGTGGAGACGCCATACAGGGTCAGACCACTGTTCAACTATTGCCGAGTCTAGAGCCATTGCCTGAGATTGCTGTGAGAAGTTCGGACAGACCGTCGCCTATGTTGTGGTTGTGGTCCTGTTTGTCGCGCCATTCGGCAGGGCGGCGATTCTTCAACCAGAAAATCCCCGCAGTCGTGTCTGGCGGATAATGCTTCTTGGTCGGCACAATGACAGGTTGGCCCTCGCTCATAAATATCTTGTCTTCGTCATGGACATATCCAGTGGCGCGCGCATACAAGCTGCGCTCTACCCGGTCATCCGCTGAAGACTTGCCAGCCTTTAAGGCGTTACAAAACTCAGCGTGCGTGACCTTCCAGCGATGGATTGTGAGACGATTAACTTCAAAAAACTCCGCCAGGTCTTCATCGGTTGCGCCCATTTCGCAAAGCTTCTCCGCCTGCTTCGCTGTGGCCTTAGTATATTTGGTTGGACGCCCGCCCGGCACTTACAGCCCCGCCTTCTCTAGAAAGAAGTTCGCGAAGTCCGCGCTCTCTGCGGCCACTTCAGCCTCCAGTATTACAAGGTCCGCTTTTCTTGACGCCAGGTTGTCCTCAATCACAGCGACCTCGCTTGTCAGGGCAATGGCCTGCTCTATCTTCTCTAGGCTAGCCTTGTGCTTTGTCTGAAGTTCGGTCTTCAGAATGTTGAGAGCGGCCACCTGCTCGGCTGTGAGAGTTGTGGGCATATCAGATAGGGTCGCCGTGGTGGTCAAGGACTGCGCTTCGCCTGATTTGTGACTGGTTGTACCATTGCCGCAAGCGCTTCCTGCCCTCGGCCTTGGCCCGGTGAATGTCCCGAGATTCTTGCGCCCGTGAAAGGCGCGCATCCACGGTCAGGCCCTCAACAGGCTTCGCGCGTCCGATGCTGTATTCTTGCCATGCTGATTCCTGGGTCATCAGTGTACCGTCCCGGATTCGGGGTCCGCCGCCTGCTTTGCAATAAGCTGAGAATAGCTTGCCCAGATTACATCGCCAGCGTCCGAAAGCGCGTTGGACAGGTCGGCAACGTCAACGCCGTCCGCTGATAGTTCGGTGGCGAAGTCTAGGATCGATTCGACTACATCGTCGTATTCCATACTCACCTCCGAAATAGAAACGCCCCACCGGTTAGGGCAGGGCGCGTGCTGATGTTTTATTGAGCGACCTAGCAAGCCGCTGACAAGGGCCGATGGGGAGTGTCTGTCGCGCTGTTTGCTATGCTGGTCAGCGCCAGACCTCAAAGACACACCGCAAAGAGGCGGAATTAAAAAGCCGCCGATATGGTGGTCAGCGGCCCCTAATAGCTTACGC